GATGCACAAAACAACTTTGTAACCTTTATTGGTCAAGGTCAGCCCTTTGATGCAACAATTAGCCCTGACCAATCAGGTCTAAATATTACCAGTAGCACTATTAACAGCACCACAATAGGTGCTGTAACTCCTTCTACTGGTGTATTTACAGACATAGCAACTACAACAGGAACAATTCTTACAGCTCCAACTATTGATACCAACATTGCCAATAAAGCCTATGTTGATTCAGTAGCTCAAGGATTGAGCTTTAAAGCTCCTGCAACTGTAGCTTCCACAGCCAATATTCCTACTTTGTCAGGTCTTTTGACCATTGATGGAGTAACTTTGGTTGCTGGAAACAGAGTATTGGTTAAAAACCAAGCAACTCAAGCTGATAATGGCATTTATGTGGCTTCTGCTGGAGCATGGGCTAGAGCTGCCGATGCAAATACTTGGGATGAGATTGTTTCAGCCTATTTATTTGTTGAAGATGGCGATGTTTGGGGTGGATCTTCTTGGGTTGATACAAACTCAAGAGGTGGAACTTTAGGAACAACTCCTATCGTATTTGTTCAATTCTCAAATAATGCAACTTATACAGCAGGAACAGGATTAACTCTTACTGGATTTCAGTTCAGCATTACTAATACTGCTGTTACTGCTGCTTCTTATGGATCAGCAACTCAAGTAGGAACATTTTCTGTAAATTCTCAAGGTCAACTTACATTAGCTGGCAATACAACTATTACTCCAGCAGTAGGATCAATTACTGGCTTGGGAACTGGTGTAGCTACATGGTTAGCAACTCCAACATCAGCTAATTTAGCTTCTGCTGTAAGCGATGAAACAGGAACAGGAGCTTTGGTATTTGCCAACAGCCCTACTCTTGTTACTCCGATCCTGGGAACTCCTGCATCAGGCGATTTCTCAACTGGAACATTTACTTGGCCTACATTTAATCAAAGCACTACAGGAAACGCTGGAAGTGCAACAAATCTAGCTGGTGGTGCATCAGGATCAGTTCCTTATCAAACGGCTTCAGGGGCTACTACATTCCTTTCTGCTGGCACTAATGGTCAAGTAATCCTGATCGGCGTAGGTATCAGTTCCGAGGCTCGTGCTTGTGACGCTCGCCTGAGCGACGCTTGAGGTGCCGTCCAGGGTCACGCCGTCAATCAGGATGTCTCGGAGCCACGTTCGCCACACCATAAGGTCAGCGTACTTACGGGCCGTGTCAGCCAGAGGAAGGATGTATAGCGTCGCGTTCAGCGTCAACGTCACGGTGCGAACGGCTGCACCATAGGTGATCGTGTCGTCTTGGGGAATGATCACGCAGGCTGGTACCACGGCGAGGTTGTCGGGTGGATACGTGTGGACGGTGCGAAGGGCGTACCCGGTCGGCGGTGTGGCTGCGCTTAGATGAGCTGCAAGCCCAGCAATGATCGTCGCATCGTTCATCGAACCAGACCCGCGCGCTTGCGGAATGATTCAAGAAGAACCTGTGCCTCTGGGTGCAGGGCGCGGGACATACGCATTACGCCACCGAGATCCTGTGAGCCAATCACGCCGAACGGCGCAGTGCGGCTTGACCATACGGCGCCCGCCTGAATGATCGCCGCCTGCTTGACGGCGCTTGGCACTGCGGGCCATCCGAAGACACCAATAACCTTTACACCTCGATACACCTGCTTCGGGAAGTTCTTCGGATAGGTGACCGAGACGTCAATCTGCGTGTAGGGCCAGCCATCTAGCGCGGCATTCCCTGGAGCGAGGTTGTAGTCAGTACCAGCGGTCCACGATGTTGGATAGGTGCCGTCGCCGTTGTCGTCCGTGGTAAGCGTAGTGATGCTTACAAGGTCATCGGTGAGGACGTACTCATACGCTTCAGCGGTGTAGTAGCGCGTCTCTGTCGCGGTGCCGAAGCCCTGCTTTCGGTCGCAGTACAGGTCGATCAGCGCGTCGGTTGCATCGAGTACGGACTGCAACGGGGTGTCGTCCGTTGAGTCGGTAATGCCGATTGCGCTCTTGAACTCTGCCAGTGTTGCGTAAGACATTTAGCGGCCTCCCGACTGCATAACCATTAGGGCTGAGGTGCTGGTTGCAACGATACCGTATAGGACATCATTCTCCGCAAGCCAGAACTCGTGCAGTGCACCCTTTGGAAGCTCAAAGCCGTTTGCAACTGTGACCGTTGATGGTCCAATGTAAATCGTATTGCCGCCGGTTGGGGCGTGAAGATAGACCCACGAAGCTCCGACCTTGCCATAGGCGATCACCGTCGCTGCGGTTCCAACGGTTACGACAGATCCGTTCAGGCTCACTCTTCGTACCTACTTTCCCGCTCCAACAGCGGCTCTCGTTGCACGGTAGCGGTATTGACCCGTCTACGGACAATAGCGCGCTCTGCGTGGCGCATTTGTGCCTCTGCGTTGATTCTAGCGGCACCCCTGCGCCGTGCCAGTTTTTTCAAGAGTTCGATGACGTTCATAGACCCTCCAACTAATCGGGGGGCCGAGCCGAAGCCCGACCCCCCGATTCAAGTGCTAACCCCTAGAGATTAGACAGACTTGAGGAACTTGACCGCATCCGCCTGGACGAGGTTCGTAGCTCCGCGAATCGTGCACTTGTACGAGACCAAATCGTAGTCCCACGCGAACTCGCGTGAAGCCTCGATCTGAACGCCACCAACGACGACCGTGGCAATGGAGGCAAGGTCTCCGAAGAGGATGCCCTTCACGCCCGTGGCGAAGTCAGCGATGCCGCCGCTCGTGTAGACAGGCTTGCCGAGGAGGCGATCAACGCCGCCCTGACCACCTGGCTGGAAGATCGGCACTGAGGACGACGTGATACCAAGGATTGTTCCGAGGTTCGCGTCGCTCGTGAGGAACGCCGCCTTCGGCGCGTTGCGGTACTGCTGCTTCACCGAATACTGAAGCGACACAAGTTCCGCATAGGTTGGAACGAAGGTACCAGCGGTACCAGCGGTGCCTGCGGCGGTGCAGATTGCGGTCCCGGCTACTGCGCCGTGCTTGACTGCAACTTCTGAACCCATCTTCTCGGCGATCATTGCCGAAAGATCGAAGGCTGCGTCGTTCACCAACTCGTTCGTCACCTGAAGGATGATGCCGTACTTCACTGGGGTCAGGGACAGAGCCGAAAGGGTTCCGTCTGACTCAGTGATCTGAGCGGCTTCAGCGAACGAACCCGCAGTACCAAGAGCCGTGACTCGTGGGAACTGGAGGTTGTTACCGGTGCTGACGTTGTACACCGAGACGACATCTGGGTTCAGGTAAGGGTTTACCTGACCAGCGACAACCGACACGCGGTTGAAGATGTCAACTGGGTTTCCGAGGCCTGATGCACGGGAGACGTCGCGGCGCTCGAACGTCTTGCTTCCGCCGTTGCGGGCAAGTTCGCGGAGCTCTGCATTGTCGTCGCGGTCAGTCTTCGGAGCGATGGCAACAGCCTTGTCTGCGCGAGCTGCATCAGCAGCGGCACGAGCCTCGGTTGCGACCTTCTCTGAACGGATTGCCTCAGCAATCGTGCCAGCCTCAGCGATGAGACCGTCGAACTGCTGCTTAGCGTCACCCTCAAGAACCCCGCCCTTTTCGGCAAGATCCGTGGCGATCGCCTGAGCCTGCGTGAGCAGGTTCGCTCGCTTGTCAGCGAGATTATCGTATGCCATTTTTTGGCTCCTTTGCGTCACTTGGACGCGCTTCTATGCCTTGTTGTTGCTATTGACTCTTCCAGCGGGATGACCTGATCGCGGGCTTGCCTACATCGGGCAGCGGGGCGGGGTCTCGTGGCTTTAGAGTTCCTGATCGAGCAGGCGCTTTGTCTGCAACAGCGCCAGTGCAACAGCAGGATCGACTCCTGCTGGCTTCGCGGGCGCGAGGCGTTCGCGCACCTGGTCAATCACCTCGATCTCATCGTCAGTCAGCGGCTTCGCTGACTTGATGCTCTCGAGCGTATTCATTAGCCGGTCGCCGTCTACGCCGAGTTTATCGGCGGACAGTTTGCGAACGGCAGTCAGCCCAATCGTGGCTGGGTAGGCAGGGGTCTGGCCCGCGCTTAGGACGCTGACTTCGAAGAGGTTGATCTCCTTCAGCGTTCGGACGGTCTCATCCCAGACATCCCCATTCTTTGGAATAGAGAATCCGAAACTCATTCCCATTGAACGAGCCTCGTGCGTCAGCTTGCTGATGACGCTTGCCGCATCTGGGTCGGCTGGGTCCAACTTTGCCTCAACCTTCAAGCCGCGCGCATCTTCGCTCAGGGTCAGTCGCCCGCTGGCAGTGGTCGCCAAAGCGCGGGTCTCATCGTGACCAAACAGGAAGGAGACGATCTTCTTCGCATCACCGACGCGTTTCAACGTGCGCGTGAACGCGCCAGGAGCGATGATCTCAGTGAACTGCATTCCGTCGGACGGCGTGTTGAAGAGCGCGGCATAACCTGTGAACGTCTTCTGACCGTCTTCACCCTCAGTGACTGTGAAGTCGCCGAGTGGGAGTGATCGAGTTTCCAGTTCCTTCACGTCAATAATCTCCCTGTCTTCAGGCGCCGCGATGACGCCTTCTGCCCATCGTACAACACGATCTGCGCCGTCTCGTTGTGTTGGATCCACGCCCCAGAGCAATGCCGCGACGGCTCCAGGACCGGGCCAGTTCTCATCAGATTCGTCGCTATTCTGCGGCACGCCTTCCCAGTCAACGCGGTGACGAGCGATCCAGGCAATCATTCGGCGGGCCTTCTCGTCGCTCACACTCCCACGAGCGAGATCCCGCGCGTCGTTGATGGTCTGATCTACGAGACCGTCCCCGCCGAGACCTTCAGCGTAGTAACGAAGTCCTTTGTCTGCGGATGCAGAAATGTAGGCGGGAACATCTACCTGCGCCCGCACAGAGTTCTCCTCTTCGGTCACGTCGCTCCCAGAGGCGATTGCCTCAGCCGGAGTCAATGCTTCAAGTCCGAGCTCTCGCGCCATTGCGCGAACATCGGCGTCGTTGTCTACAACCATCTCAATGTTATCCAAGCCAAACTCCTCGATGAGCAGTTTGTATTTGTATTCCTTGAAGGCCAGCCCTGTGGCGAACGGCGTTCCCTCAAAGTCGTTCAGGTGGACTGCCTCAATCCCTGCGACCTTATTCTCCTGAAGCCAAGCCCGCGTCTCCTGAAGGCGGTCAATGCTGCGTGCGCTTACGACGATGACCTGCTCTTCGCCGCTCATTACCTGCTCATTGAGCCAGTCGATGTACGGCTGGTTCGGCGTATCTCCGCTGGTTGTCAGCGTGCCGTCAATGTCGGTGATGATGTAGCTCACGGTTGTGGCTCCTGTCCTACTACGCCGATGTTGAGTGGCTGCCTAAAGACGTCACCATCAGGACCAATCGGCGAACGGTCTTCCAGAGCCCGCACCTCATTCAAGGTCAAAAATCCACCCTCGTTCAATGCGACCTTGTACGAATCGTAGCGTTCTTTAGTAGTCGCTCGCAGCAACCCATCAAGGGTGAACTTGAGGAATGTCTGGTCGGCACCTGGAACGAGCCGCTGGAACGCCCCTTCAAGATTAGAGATAAGTGGCCCGAGCCCAAGTCTCAACCAGGCTTGCATAACCACTTCAGAGGTAGCGTATGAGGTGGCCTCTGGGTATTGCATCAACTGCAATGGCACCCCATACAGCCTAGAAATACTTTCTACCGAGAAGTGCATTGTCTCCACCAGTTGCAAATCGGAGACCTTTGCACCGAGCTGCTGGAAGTCTGCGCCGCCTGTCAATACCGCAACCTTGAAGGCATTCTTCACACCACTGTTCCGACGCGAGAATCCGTTGCGAAGGGCATCAGCCTGATCCTGCGTGAGTTCTCCTGGAACCTTCACAATGCCGCCGACGCTCGCATTGTTCTCGTAGAACTTCGCGCTAAAGAGCGCCGTCGCGCTGGCAAGTCCGAGCGTTACCTTGTGATGCTCGATTGGCGACAGGCCGCGATGGTTCTCGCCTGTGGCAAAGAGCGTGTTGTACGATGGGCAGAAGGCGTCATCGCGGCGCCTGAAGACAGGGAGATTATTGACGTGAAGTAACTGGAAAC